GACTGCGCAAACCAGGAATCCTGGCTCTCACTATTCTTCCTCTCCTACCTCGGATGCCCCAACCCTGTCAAGGGTGCTTGCGTAACCCCCGACAAAATCAGGGGCGAACGAACGCAATGCTTGCGGAGCAGAGACGAGCATATGGATCGGGTAGTTTTTCATGAGAACCCCCACCGTACATTGCAAATTAATACGCCCAATTGACTTGTGGCGCCGCGGATTTAAAGCCGCCCCTAATGTACATCCTGGCCAAGAGACATCTCCCTAGAGGCACTCAAAACACTTGGAACCATAAAGTTTCAGTTCCTTGAGCACCTCGTCCTCTCTTTTACTTACGTAATCTGCTGGCAGAAAACGTAAGCTCTCTTCTTCTCTACGCGCCGTCACCTTTAATGACGCAAGTTTACTGAGAAAGGTAAACTTGGACCAGAGCTTCACAGTTCTGTACGCGTAGGTCCGACGTACACAACCAACCGATGGTTTGTATACGTCTCTCTTCTTGCCTCCTTCCCGACCGTGCTCCCACTCATGTAGGAACATGGCTAAGGTCTCGTCGGGATCGAGCTGTCTCCGGACAGCTTGAAGCAATGTCGAATCCTCTTTGGGAGGACCCGGAAGACAGGTAAAGAGCCTGTTCGACATTGTCCTTTCCCGGCAGAATGCGGGATAGGACTTGGGATGTAACCCAAGCTGGGAGGGCAAGAACCCCCACTTCTTACCGATTCGTGAACGAATGAAAGCATTTGTCCACTCAACTGATCCCCGGACCGCAGCTGCGCCGTGCAGCATACCGGGATAATCGGTAAGAAATCCACCTCTCCGCAAGTGACGAATCTCACGCCACCTGCCCTTTGAATTCCTCAGAAATGCGGTCGAATTGATTTCGGCTATTGTTTCTGAACGAATCGTCTTCAGATCGTTTAACTTGTACCCGCTAGGGTATGAAGACGCTTCGAGGAAAACAGTGCTAGACACAAGGGTGTCATCACCGTTTACCAGAATTGTCCCTTCTCTCCCGCCAAGCGCCCAAAGCGCCGCAAGATACGAGTGAAGAGACAACAAAGGAAAAGAGAGGTAGCTCCCCATCATCTGCCCATGCAATACTTCCTTCTCCTCTCCACCGCAATCAATAAGCGGATGGAGTGACTGGAAAGCCCGAAGGCTAACTGGTCCTGGAATTTTCTTGGACTTACGAAGTAAAGTCCCAAGTATTGCCTCTGTCACCTCAAGTGACAGGTTGTCTGTGGCACTTACCAAATCAACCGAGGTTTGGCAAGGGTAAACACAGGCAGATGAAATTACCTTCTCCGTCGGTGGTCCGACAAGACGCCATGGAAGCTTCATAAGATGCGAATCGATGCATTTATGAAGAGGCGCTAGTATTTCGACACTTTCATCATAGATTACTAGTGGTCTACTCTTCCCAGCGCTCATGACCGCCTTATACCGGGCTCTAACTGGCTCATCGATCGGAATAGATTTGCCAGTTAAGCACTGCCGACGGAAAGATCTTCCCTTCCCCGCAAAGAATAGATCGGCCCTAGGCTCGTTCATTCTAGCGGATGCGTTAGGAACATGACGCCAAACAAAATCGTCATATTTCCGATCACATCCGTAAGGGAAGATCTTAGAAACTTCCTTACGCACGAAGCGAAGGTAGTCAGAAGGTGGAGAGGGGGGTAAGGAGAAAGCGTTCGCCTCCCAAGACGAACGCTCGGTGTTTGCACAACGAAGGCAACCTGC